CACCACATCGTAGCTGCAATCCTTTTCAAGCGTATCAGCGAGCGCGGTATCAAACACATTTTTCTGCTCGACGGCGGACATCGGCGGCTCCACACGGAACACCGCGTCGATGACCTCCTCGTGGATGAGCTCGACATTCTTGCTGTAAAAAAGCGCGTTGTAGATGTTCGCCGCGCGGTCGTCAAAGGCGGGGAAGAGGAAGCCCAGCTCGGGCGCAAGGGCAATATGTCCGGTGGAGCTGGGGTGGAAGAAGTTCTCGTCGGTATCGTAGCGCAGCTCGAGCGTCGGCGCCTTCACAGGACAAATGGCGCAGACAAAATACTTGTAGACGTCGCCGGAGGCGTCCGCCTGCAGCTCGTCGTCCTTGCCGCGGTAAGGAACATCATAGGCGTCGGCGGCGAGGAGAATGAGATAGTTCGTCTCACCCATGCTCAGAGATTCAATAATTTTGCGGCAAAGCGTCTCGCGGGCGTTCACATCCTTGCACTCCGTCTGGCGCAGGGTTTGGAGCAGACGGTGCTCGTCGCTGTCCGCGACCTGCGCGGTGGAGAATTCGATGTCAATGAGGTTGCGCCCCAGCGTGCCGGAGAGCGTCTTTTTGAGCAGCCCCAGGTACATCTCCTGCTCCTCCTGCCGCATGAGGCCGAGGGAGGCGTCGATCCACGAGATGACCTCGCGGTTGGAGTTGACGTAGCAGCCGAAGATGCGGCTGAAGTTATTTTTATCGAGCCGGAAGCGCCGGCGAATTTCGTTGAGTTCTTTTTGATTCATTTCCTTCTTCCTTCTCTCACAGAATATCACGGAGAGAAATTGTACCACAGCGTCCCTCTGGCGGCAAGAGGGACTACATCGATCCATACGGAGAAAAAGAATGGCTAAATTTATCTATTTTACGCCGGAGGAAAAGGCGCGGGCGCAGAATACCGACCTGGTGTCTCTGCTGCGTGCCCAGGGCGAGCGCCCCATTCGCTCCGGTCGAGAGTATCGTATCCCCATCATAGGAAATAAGAAACAATAACAAGTAGAGCAACACCAGCTCCAACAAGCAAAAGCATCTGTAGACAAAAATCATCAAGCATTTTATCTTTATCATCATTTTTCATTTAATCACCTTACAGTTTATTATATTCATTAGTTTATCATATATTCATAGCTTGTCAATAACCTAAAGAGAGCATTTTGCTTATCGTGGTGTCACTCAGCCCCATTACATCAAGAAGTGTAATGGGGCTATTCCGCTCGCTAGCGCTCGCTGGTGCATATCTATTCGCTAACCGCACTCACGTTTGGTTACAAAACAGAAACTCCGAAGCAGAGCTCCGGAGTTTTCTGTTTTCTTTATCTCTGATGCTTAGAACGTTTTGGACCTGAACCAAGAAGAGCAGCATTATACTTTTCCATAAGCTTAGCATACTGTTCAGCAGAAACAGAACCTTCACCGGAAGTAGAACCGCCAGTAACATCAAGACCAAGAGACTTGAGAATAGAATTGACAGCTTGAACATAGTTAGAAGGATAATTCTGCTCAAGAAAAACCTGATTCTCAAATCCTTTATCAGTCTGATACTTACCAAGAGAATAATGCATATTAGCATTATACTTAGAGCCAGCATAACCAAGCTCAGCACCATATTTAGAAGCATCGGCACCGATCTGAGCAACAAGCTTCTCCATCGCGGTATACTTATCAGCTACGGCCTCTTGCGTCCGAGCATTAACATTAGCGGTCTGAAGCTGTGTCTGAGCAGAAAGAACAGAACCAAGAATCTGAACCAAAGCAGCATTAGCAGAAGTATCAACCTCGCCTTTAGCTCCGGCAGAGGTCACGCCAGAAGCAGTAGCGCCGGAGGTAACGGCAGCGCCGTTACCTCCCATAGCACTTAGCACCGGATTCAAACCGGCTGCCTTAAGATCACGAATTTCACGCTGGTGCGCAGTATTGCTCATGTATTCCTGCCAAGAACGGCTTTTAGCGGCCTCCTGAGCGTTGAATTGCATAGCCAAGGCATTTTGACGCTCCTGCCAATCGCGTTGCTCAGAAGCCATCTGAGCGCTTTTAGCGGTATTTTCCGAAGCAGTCCTCGTAATACGAGAAAGAGCAGAATCTAAATTTCCAACAGCCGGCACACTCTGAACCTGAGCAGCATCCTTACCAGTAGTCATTAGATCACCTCTCAATGATGGTCAATCAGACCAGGGATAGAGTACATAGGCATAGCAGCAGCAGCATTTCCAGAAGCGACAGCAATCAAACCAGACTTAGACAAATCATCACCAAGCTGAGAAACAGTAGCAACACCTACAGAACCGTTCAAATTAGACGAAGAAGGAACTGCCGTACCAACAGAAGAACCAAGAGTACCACTATTGACAGCCAAAGTTGAACCACCAGGAACACTCTGATAACCGAAAAGACCAGTCAAAGAACCATCGGTTAAACCTAAAGACTTACCATTACCAACAACCGCATAGTTACCAGCAGAAGCAACAGGAATCAAAACATCCGGACCCTTCTGCGGAGACGGAAGACAGCTGGTGAAATAATCATGATACTTAGCAGCCTTATAGGGAAGACCGCCTTTCGCAACATCGATCACAAACGTACCGGTATTGACACCGGCTACAGTAGCATCATCGACGGGAACAACGAGCGGGTCAGATAAGTTTTCATCACGAAACCACTCATTCATAACCAACGCATAAGCTCGGAAGGGAAGAGCACTAACGGAAAGATTAGGAATGCCAGTAGGCACACCGAGATAGTCGGCAATAGTTCCAACAGACCATCCGCTATCAGCAGGAGCAGTAATCTGAGGAATTTCATACTCTGTCTGAGGAATCCACGCAGATTCCGTATTTTCACCGTTGAACTGTTTCCAATGAGACCAAGTAAGCCGGTTCGGTACGAAGAAGAAATATGTGTCGAGATAGATGTTATCCATGACCGGAGTAAGCAACGTCTGCAAACGCACAACTTTTGATGTGTCCACGTTGAACGTATCTCCCGGTAATACTTCGTCAACGAAAAAAGGTACAATGTCACCAACGTTAAACGAAGTTTTAAGAGAATGCGAGCGGTCAAACGTCGAACGCCGGATATCGATATTCGTGGGATTAAGCGCGAAATGGGATTCAACATTGCGATTCATTCGGTAACCTCCTTTTTCAGCTCAACAGCCGGTTTTTCCTCCTGGGACGAGTCGGACTCTCGCTCGGGCTTGATTCCGAGCTTGTCGAGGAAATCAGGCTTGTCCATGCCAGCCATGAACTCCGCAAAATTGTGATTGAACTTCGCGCGGATATCAACCGGAAGAGAATTGAAAAAGCTCTGACCTTCATTGACCTTGTTTAAAAGGTCAGCGTAAGTTGTAGGCATATTGGTAAAATCACCATAAGCGCCCTGGACACGCGAAAGCGCGTCAACGTCGCCATTCTGATATCGAGCTAAGAGGACGTGGATATCAACGGAATCGGCGTGCGATTGAATGAAATCGTAAAGGTCTTCTCGGCCAGATTCAATGAGATCCATAACACCATTTTCATCAAATTTAGGCTGATAGAGAATCCGTTCGCGCTGACCTCCATTTGAAATGAAACGAGTTCTCGGACGATACTGAGTAGCAAATCCAAGCTTTTCATCATACATGATTACACATCCTTTCTCTGAATGGACGTACCATCCAAAATCACTTCGGGAAGTTGGGTCGAGATCGTGCCAGTCACGTTGTCAAACTCGCCGATCTTACAGAGGGCATAGTCCTCAATGTGAGAAAACAGAAGGCTTTCTTTCTGCATACAGGCGTGAGCAAAATTCCGCATAGCAGAAGAATCGTTCTGATCTACCGTAGGCGGAAGAAAGCCCGTGCGGGCATCACGAATAGAATAAACACCATATTTCATTTCAAAACCTCCAAAAAAGCTTTAAAATAAGGACAACTTAAACAGTCCTGATCGCAAACATCAAAATACTCACAGTTAAAAGAATCCTCAATCACAACTATAACCCTCACCAGCACGACAAACAGAACAAACATCAGAATCATCATCCTCAACATGAGGACATACATAGGAAGAAGAATAAGGACAAATCACAGACGAATACCTCCTCTAAAAACAGTCGGATTAATGTTGATCTTCTTAGACTTCGCAGCAGTACGACGAAAGATCTTCTTATCTTTCTTAGGACGCATTTTCTTACGCATTAGATACAACTCCTTTTTAATGATTTTATTCGGGCCAGCTGGTTACGTTCCTCAACAGCAAGCTGGTCTAAATAACTAAGTGTGGTTTTCTGTAGTTTTGCTTTCTGCGCTTCAGCTGCCATCTTCTGACGAACAGCTTTAAGTCTGGCAGATTCTTCCGGACAATCGACATCAAAGAGCTTGTCATAATACTTCGGAGGTCGAAACTTCCTTCCTCCTTTCTCAGTCGAAATGTTAATGAACTCATGATCATATAAATCGGGATGATCTTCATAGTACTGACGAGCAATACCGGGCTTGCGAGACATAAGCGAAAACTCAGGGACAATGTTGAAATTCTCATAGAACTCAGCTTCAGGGCCGGTAAGCTTCTTCATGACATAACGAGCGGTATAAGCGCAAGTCTCCCAAGTCACAGGAGCTACAACAGCAAAGCCATTCGGCCAAACTTCTTGCAGAGACGCAGAATTAAAATATTGAAAACC